GGAGACGATGGCGGCACAGTTTCTGGCCGATTTTCTATGAATAATCCCAATCTACAGCAAATTCCGGCCCGCGATCCCGAAATTGGGCCCCTGATCCGCTCTTTGTTCCTTCCAGAAGAGGGAGAACAGTGGGCGTCCATAGATTACTCGCAACAAGAACCGCGGATCTTGGTTCACTACGCCCATGTCTACGGAAAAAGCCGTGATGTGCCATTAAGAGGTGTTGAAGAGTTTGTAACCAGCTACCGCGAGGATCCAGACATGGATTTCCACACAATGGTTGCCGAAATGGCCGATATCCCTCGAAAACAAGCCAAAACCATCAACTTGGGCATGATGTACGGTATGGGAGTGGCAAAACTGGCAGATCAACTAGATATTGAGCCGTCAGAAGCCAAAAGTCTCGTAAAACAGTACCATGACCGCGTACCTTTCGTGAAAGGACTGATGACGGGCGTCACAAACCGCCTAAACAGCAAAGCAAGTGGCGGCGCAATCAGTTCTATCCTTGGGCGCAAGTGTCGGTTTGATCTCTGGGAGCCGGACTCCTTTGAAATGACAAAAGCTATGCCATATCAAGAAGCCGTCCTAGAATATGGCGAAACATGCCGTTTAAAGCGGGCTTACACCTACAAAGCACTCAACAGACTGATCCAAGCGTCCGCCGCGGATATGACAAAGAAAGCTATGGTTGATTTGTACAAAGAAGGGTATCTTCCCATGCTTCAAGTTCATGATGAACTCTGCATGTCGGTAAAAGACAAAAAAGAAGCTGAAACTATTGCAAAAATTATGATAAACGCAGTAGTATTGGAAGTACCTAGCAAATGTGATGTTGAAGTGGGTCCAAGCTGGGGGGAAGCTCTTTAGGATGGCTTTCAGCGCACTGCTCACCGCGCACCACTTCTAACTAAAGGCGACACTCCACCCAGTGTCGCCTTTTTTCTTGTAAGTTCCCATAAACTCCTATATGCTCTTTGTGAAAACGCAAAAAAGGTTAGATCAATGGATACTACAAAATGGAAAAGCGTCCTTGTGCCCATTGAGGTCTACAAGGAAATAAAAGAACACTCCGTAATCAACGGAAGAACGATCAGCGGGCAGCTTAGGATCATGTTTGACGTTTATTTACAAAATAAAGACAAAACGCTTGACGTATCCCATAAAGTCGCTTATAAATAGCGCAGACATTCTCCAAATGTTTCAATCGTTAAAACCCTCGGTCGCGTGTCCTGACTGAGGGTTTTTTCTTTTTTACGATCATTACTTGACATTATCCCATACTGTCTCTAAACTGTATAAAAAAGTTGGAGGTATAATGAACAGTTGGCAAGACTATGTGATTTTTGCAATCACAATCATAATTGTTTTAGTTTGGATAGTCGGCGTTTCGTTCGGCTGGTTTTAAGGGAGAATGTAATGGGACTTGATATGTATTTAAGGGGCCATAAGTTTACCCCAAATTGCTACAATCAGCACCAACGTCAGAAAGTTGATGGCTACGAAGTTACCAGTTTAGAACTGGATCTCGGCCAATGGAGCAAGCATTGGGCTTTGCACACTTATATCAATAGTAATTACGGCAACGAAAATCGCCACCAGTTTCCAATAGACAAAGAAGAACTTTTGGAAATTGCAGATGCCGTGGAAAAAGGTAAACTGCCAAACGCGGACTATCAACCAGAAACTGACGCTTACCACAAAGAACCAGAACAGGTTGCAAAGACTGCAAAAATCTTTCGAGATGCCGCCGCTTGGCTCGACCGTAACGACGGCTTCTGGCGCGATGTAGAATACACGGGGAGTTGGTGATGGAAGAGCTACAATTAGATCATGAGCCTTCGATGGATCACTGGGCCAAACTTATAGCAGATGAGAACGCCCATCATTCCAATTGGGATCACGAATATAAAGAAGCATGGCATGATTTAGATGCAGAATACAATTATAACTACGAATATAGAGAGGATTGGTGATGACCGCTAAAGAAATGGATCGTCTGTTGGACGAAGTGTTTGCAAAAGTGTTTGGGAGTAAGTGGTGATGGCCAAAAAAACTTATCAAATAGTTGTGGAAGGCGTGGTTTCTGCAACTCATATAGTTGACGCTGACGACATTGTGAAGGCGGGAGAAATTGCTCGTAGAAATTTTTCTAACGATACTGGTGCAAAATATCATAGCGTTGCGATAGTGGATATTTTTAAACAACCAGAAGCAGTAGAACTTAACTTTAAAAAAATGAAAGAAAAACGTTTGAAAAGTTTGCGCTCAAAAGACTAAACTAGTGTATGTGAAGGAGACGCTCGACATGGACGAAATGGAAAGAAACATAAACAACATACTGGATGTGTGTCCGCAAGAGATGACCGTCCCAGATATGTGCGCCGTAATCGCCAACATGGTAAACCTATACAAACTTACACCCGTCTGGCCCCTGATCGTCGCGCAAACCACCGCCCTGCTTGAAAAACACGAAATAGTAGAGGAAGCCGTCGAAGATGCAACCGACTTCCTAAACAAAGCAATCAAGAACAGTATGCACTGATGGACGATGTACGCATAATCGACGTTCTCAAAGAGATCAAAAAACTAAAAGCCGAGATCTCCGATCAGCAATGGGACAATCTCGACACTACACAAACAGACCGCCGCCTGCGGCACTTTGAAAATCTGGCAAGACAGGGAGAATTTTATGAGCCTAACTTCTGAAAAACAACTGACGCCGTTCCAAGAAAACGAACTGCAATGGCTGAGACGCCAAGTCGATCAACTGCAAGACGATAAAATGCGCCGAGATACAGTCCATAAAGAAAGAGTAGAACAAGACCTCTGGGTAGCCCGTGAAGAACTTAACAACTTCGTCGTCTCATTAAGAAAAGCAGGAAAAAACATATGATCTACGATATCTCAAACAGGCTCGCAAAAGATGACTTCGAAAGCGCACTCCAAAACACAAGCCGCGGAGATGTCATCATCTATCATGTCGGTGAGTTCGCGGCAGGCAAACATAAACACAACGCACTCGATGCTTGTAACAGCGGCTTCGTCGAACTCGTTCAGAAAAAACTCGGAAGATCGAAGTTCCAGTACCGCGCACAACGGACCAAGGAAAAGCTTTTAAAATAGGTACTTGACATTCTCCCATATGTATGCTATAGTCTTCTTAGGGGGCTTCCGGCTCTGCCCCCCATGCTATTTGACAAACCTTGGGATTGGTCCGGAACGGCCCCATAATTGGAGAATGTCTAATATGACACGTTTAAAAATAAAACCTGTTACCACGTTGGCAACAGATCAAAACTGTTATTGCGGCCCAGCCGTAATTAGTTGCGTTACCGGAATGAACACAGGAGAAGCCGCAAGGCTTATCCGATCGGTTAGCGGACAAAAAGCGGTTCGGGGATCATTCACAACTCATGTGCGAAGGGCCTTTGAACTTTGTGGAATCGAAAGTTTTCGAAAAACCAATAGTCGTAATTGCACACTTGCTGCTTGGCTGCGGGAAAGCAAAGACATAAGGACCACGGGTCGCGTCTTCTTCGTCGTTGCTGGTCATCATTTTCAGTTGATCGAAGGCAGGCGTTACGTTTGTGGAAGAACAAGGGACATCGTTAGCATCAAAGACAAAAGCGTTAAACGCCGATGTCGCGTCGAAGAAGTCTATGAGTTGAAAGCCGAAGGTAAGATTATAATTCCAGATCAAGCCCGAAAGCCAAAACAACCCGCAAATAAACATAAAAGCTATATAGCTAAGATGAAAAAAAAGTATGGCTTTACCACTGAATATGACAGAGGTAACAACACATACTGGGTTGAGATGCCACAATACGCTGAAGACCTCGCGTGGGACATAGATCACCGCCTCAGAGATGAACATGGGTGCTACGATCAAAGTGAGATAGCACAACGGTTCGAAGAGATGGAAGAGTTCATGCAAGACTACTGTGTAGAATAAAACAAAGCCCGCGGTTCACGGATCGCGGGCTCTTTTAATGAAAGGACGCAAATGTTAGCAACTTTATGCCTCGCATTGGCCATCTATCATGAGGCAAGAGGAGAGAATTATGTGGCAAAACTGGCCGTTTCAAAGGTAATTTTCAACAGAATGGAGTCAAAAAGATGGCCTTCTGGCGTTTGTGAAGTGGTTTTACAGCCAAAACAGTTCTCTTTTGTGCAAAAAGGACGGGTTTCTTTGCCAAAAAATGAAGAAATTTGGCAAAAAACTTACGTTTTGGCCGAAAAAATCATGAAAAATCCGGAAATTTTGCCAATAATGGACGCAGATCACTACCATTCTGTCAAAGTTAAGCCCGTTTGGCGTACTAAATTGTACCGAATTGTAAGGATAGGAAATCACGTTTTCTATTCGTATAAATGGCCAAAGCCCTTAAAAACAAGCCTTAAACCGCGTATTAGAGGCCAGTGATCGCGGCCCGCGGAGCGTTGTTTAAAACGGTTACTCTATATAGGGCTGAAAAATAAAAAAAAATAAAAAAAGTTTTTCAAGGCGTAACCGACGTAACTTATGTAACTTAGGGGTTAAGTGTATATAAACAAAGAAAAAAAAAGTTACATATATGGTTACACCGACAAAACCAAAAATGTAACCGTAAAACAGGGTTCTGAAAAGAGCCAAAGCACCTATAAGGGCGGCGGGGGGAAAATTTTAAAAAAGATTTTTCTGGTATATATAAGATTATCGGTTGTATAAGAGTTTTATATAGTAGTTAAAGTTTAAGAGGCCCCTATGACCAAAGCAAGAAGAGGTCGTGCTGTTAAGAAAACAAAGTATGGAGTAATACCCTCTCCACTCTTGATTAAAGAACGAGCCGTTCCAAAACATAACAAGCTTGTTGATCCGGATAGCCCACGCCCTGATCCCCGCGGTCGCAAACGTATTTCCATAGATACCAAGCTTACGCGCAAACAAGAACTTTTTGTTAAAGAGCTTGTGAGCAACGACGGACTAATCACTTTTAAGGAAGCCGCGATAAAGGCAGGCTATCCAGAAAGTTCTGCACACACCCGCGCTTATGAATTGACCAATCCCCACAAGTGCCCGCACGTTGTTGCCGCCATCAAGGCTTACCGTGCTGAACTGGACGCTAAGTTCGATGTGAACTACGGCAGACATATTCGCGCCCTTCAACAAATTAGAGATATAGCTTTGGAAAACGGAGCCTACTCTGCCGCGGTTCAAGCGGAGTATCGAAGGGGCCAAGCGCAGGGAGACATTTACGTTAGTAAGTCTGAGATCCGCCACGGCAGTATCGACAGTATGAGCAAGGAAGAAGTTCTGAAAGCTTTGAGCGATTTGAAAGATGGTTATGGCGAAAACGTTATTGACATTACCCCAACCGAAGATGCCGACGGAAGCGGGCCTATACCGCCAACTAAAAACCGCGCTAAAAACCCGAAGAAACTGGCATCTAACTAGAATTGAAAATTGGGTAGGCCAAGGCATCCCTGATCTTTTGGTTTGTGATGAGGTTGGAAAGTTTCATTTTATAGAATTAAAGTTTTGTAAAGCTAACGCGGTTAATCTTAGCCCACATCAGGTTGCGTGGCTCACACGGCATCGTACAAGCAGTAGTTTCATTTTGGTTAAGCAACAGGCCAAACCAGACGTTAGGGCATCCCTGCACCTTTACAGAGCCTCTCAGGCCATAACGTTAGCTGAGGAGGGTTTGAAAACCCCGCCGCTGGGGTTCTTTGACCACCCTTTTGATTGGGATAACGTTTTTAACTTGATTTCTCCCATATAATCGCTTACGATAGTTTTTGTTGAACTTTAACAAATTGGAGAAAATAATGGAAGTTTCTGTCTATATGGAACATGGTAACGGCCCGACTTGTGCCACGTTAATTGCAAAATTTATTGACGAAGAAACGTACATGGCTTGCTTACCCGCGCTTGAAAGGTTGGCCAAGGCAAACAACTCAACAATTTCAGAGACATTAAGAGAAGGGGAAGCAGCGTAATGGATAGATTAGACGAAGTTATAGGTTTAGTTTTGGAACAAATAAAAAAAGATGTGGCTGACGATAGGATGGCCCCTCTTAAAGAAATGTTAAAAAGCGTAAATTTTGGGCCTTTGATTGCTTACTTGCCAGAACTGGAAAAGAAATGATGGCAAAGTATAAAGTCACCATTAACGCAGTCATCACAAAAACTATTGAGGTTGAAGCCAGCGACGAAAACAAAGCAGAACAAAAAGCAAGCGAATTGTTCACAACTTATCGTGATAAATCTGAAGAAAGATATGAACAAGAAACAGTTAGTATAGAGGAAGCCGCATAAATGTTTTTATTTACTCTATTGGGCCGTTTATTATACGGTAAAGATTACGATAAACTTAGCCAACAAGCCAGCAAATCAAAACGGCGAAGAACTGCCCGTCGAAAACGTTAGAAAATTAAACCCGCTTTACACGCGGGTTTTTTTATGCCTATAATATGGGATAAATCGCTTACTTGGAGAATGTAGCAATGTTAAAAACCGTAGAACTTAGCCGCGCCCAAAAGACAAAAGGCGTCGCGGTCACTTATAGAGCGGGCGAAAATGATAATTTTGGAACTTGCCCCGCAACGTGTGAATTAAATCCCAGCGGTTGCGGCGCGTCAAAAGTTGACAAAGAGTATCTTGACGCCGTTATCGACGCCGTACCGTTAAAAGGCGTTGC